GTAAGCTAAGATTAAGTATAGGTATGTTATACTAATATTAGTTATACCACATAACTACATAAATCAAAAATAGGAGGAATTGCAATGGCAATTAACCAACATCCTGTATTTACTCCTGAGATATCATGGCGTATATATAAAATTGATAATGTAGTAACAGGTAAGTCATATATAGGGCTTACTAAAAGAAGCATTGAAGTTAGATTAAACGCGCATATAACTAGAGCTACTGCTGATAGTAAATGTGAGACTAAATCATATCTATGGCGTAGTATTAGAAAGTATGGTAAAGAGGTATTTAAAATTACTACAATACATGAAGGAATACTAACAGCAAAAGAAGCTGCTGCATTAGAAAAGTATTATATACACATATATAATACTTATACTTATGGATATAATAGTACAATTGGTGGTGAAGGCGTTAGTGGATATAAAATGCCAGTTAGCGCTATAATAAAACAGAAAAAAGCTTATAGAGCAAACTTAGATAGTTTTAGAGAGAAACTAAGTGTCATAGCAGTAAGTAGCAATAGAAAAAGATATAACTCTAAGAAGCATTGGTTCTATCATCCTAACTATGGAACTGATTATGGATATGCAGTAGATATAGCCAGGAAGTATCAATTACCAATACCTAGTGCGGTTAGATTAGCTAATGGTAAACAACACACAAGTTTAGGATGGTGTATAATTAAAACATAATTAAGATATATTATGTTATAATTATAAATACTCATCCAAATATTGAAGATGTAAAAAGCTAAATCAAACAACCTGAAAGGAGTCTTAATGACTAACCAAACAAAAGAAATTGAATTAGAAACAATTAGTAGACAAACAATGACAGCAAAATATGAATCATTACAGAGACTGAAAGAGAATAAAGATTTTCAAAGAGTAGTGTTAGAAGGGTACTTAAAAGAGTCTGCAGTGGATAAAGTTAGCCTATTAGCTACAGATTATGTTAGAAGAAATAATTTAAGAGCTACTATGTTTGAAGAACTTATGGCTATTAGTTCATTTGAAGAGTATTTACATATGATTGATCAACTTGGTGCTCCAGTTGAAGATGAGATGGATGAAGATATCCTAGACGAAGAATAGGTCTAGGAGTTTTACATGAGTAATTATACTGAAGAACAATTATTTTCAATGTCTGACGAGGAGCTAGAGGCTGCATTTATTAATGCTAAAACTGATATAATATATGAAGAAAATAATTCTGATTATGATAATAATGATGATGATGATGAAGTAGAATACTTGGAACAACCCGACGAGGACTCCGATGATGATACTAGTATGGAAGATGAAGATTATGAAACTATAGATGATGAGTCTGATGCTTTAGATGATGAACTCGACGGAGACATTGAAGAAGAAGAAGAATATACAGAGTTTATAGAAGAAGAAGCTCCAATGGAAGTACGACCAGTACAAAAACAAACGTTTAAAGCAAATGGTAAAGAGTACGAATTCACCGATGATGAAATAAAAACACAGTTTCCAAAGATATTTGGTCAAGCTATGGATTATACAAGAAAGATGCAAGCCATCAAACCTTGGAGAAAAACCATTGATGCAATCGAAAGCGCTAAACTCAACCATGATGATGTGAACTTGATGATTGATGTATTGAAGGGCGACAAAGATGCAGTAGCTGCAGTACTAAAGAGAACAGGTATAGATGCCCTCGATTTAGATGTAGATGATAGCAGATATGTTGCTAAGGATTATGGTCGGAACGAGACTGAATTAGCTATCAAAGATGTAGTAGATAAGATCAGCATTGACCCTGAATATAGTATAACACATAGAGTGTTGAGTAATGAGTGGGATGATAGATCATTTAAAGAGATGACTGATGATCCGGAACTCATTGAATTATTACATATAGATGTTAAATCTGGTATGTATAATAAAGTTCAACCTATTGCTGAAAAGCTTAAATTGTATGGAAGAGGTGCTAAAAGTGACCTTGATTACTATAAAGAGGCAGCTGGCATATACTTTGGTGAGCTAAGACAAGAAGAATCACGACTAGCTGAAACAGAGAGAAGACATTACGAAGTTGAAAGAATAGAAGCAGAAAAAGCTAGAGTTGCTCAGGTTAGAGCACATCAACAAAAAGTCAGAACTGTTAAGCAAGAGTCTGTAAAACGTAAAGCGGCTGCACCTACCCGAGCGGTTAGTGGTGCTAAAAAGAGTACTAATTATTTAGATGATTCAGATGAGTCATTTGAAGAGTGGTACAAAAGTGTTGAAGCTAGGATGTAGCTTCTCACTAGATATATAAAGGAAATTATTTAAATGTCTACACAAATATATGGTAATGGTACAACAACAGCATCTAATGGTGCTAATACGATTGTGCATTTTTATGACAGAGCGGGAATCAAAGCTGCTAATGCAGTAAGTGTATATTCTCAATTTGCTTCTAGAAAAGAAATGCCTACTCAAATGGGGAAAACTTTCAAAATTAGTAAATGGCAACATTTATATGACCTAGATCAAGGTAATGCTGCATTCGCTGCTAAAGGATACCTTGGTAAAAGAGATCTTGCTGCTGTTACTTCTAAGCTTAGTGCTACTGATGGTTCAGGTGCTGCATTAACTGAAGGTGCTGGTGCAATCAATAAAGTAACTCCTAAAAAAGTAACTGTTGAAGCTTCAATCGCTAGATATGGTTTCATGATTGAATATACTGATGAAGTTACATTATTTTCTGAAGATCCTGTTCAAGTTAAATATAGAGAAGAATTAGGTTATTTAATGAACCAAACTTCTGAAGACCTTGTACAAAGAGATATGTTAACTGGTGCTGGAATTGTTATCAATGCTGGTGGAAACATCACTAAAGCTCAAATGGGTTCTACAATTACTGCTGCAGGTGTTAATGAAGATCTTTATAAAGTTTCATTTGATGTTATCAGAAAAGGTGTTAAAGCACTAGTAAGAAACAGAGCACAAAGAAATACTGAGATCATTGTTGGTGATAACAAAATCGGTACATCTCCAATCAACAGTGCATTCTATGCAATCGTTGGACCTGAAGTTAAGTATGATTTAGAAACTGCAACTAGAGGTGTAAGCTATGAGAAAGAATGGGCTTATGTTCCTGCATTCAAATATGCTAATCAATCTAACATGGCTCAAGGTGAGTGTGGTTCTATGCATGATGTAAGATTCATTGAATCTGAAGGTGCTATGATTGATGCTGGTGCTGGTGCAGCTATCCCATCTGGTTATGCTGGTGATTTAAGTTATACTGGTAGTAATTTTGACGTATTCCCAATCCTTTTCCCAACTAAAGGTTCATTTGCAACTTTAGGTCTTAAAGGTCAAGGTAAAGTTACATTCTATTCTAAAGCACCATCTGACGTAAGTCTTGGTAATCCATATGCAACTAAAGGGTTCTTCTCTGGAAACATGTTCTACGCAGGTATTGTTTTACAAGCAGAAAAACTTGCTCGTATCAACGTTTTAGCAACTAAATAGTTGTTCTAGGATTTACCAGCTTTAGGCTGGTAGATCTTTAGTTTATAGTATAAGCTGTATCTAAGTAGATATAGTGTATACTGTGAATACAGAAACAAACTAAACAACCAGAAAGGAATTAGAGATGAAAGACATTGAAGATTTAAAAAATGAAGCAGAGGCATTAGGCGTTACTTATAGTGCTAATATTGGAGCAGCAAAATTACAAGCTAAGATTGATGCATTTTATGATGCAGAGTCTGCAGGGCATAAAGTAGATGAAGTAGAAGTAGAAATAGAAGTAGCTCCTGTTGTAAAAGAAGATATTAAAGCTGTAAATAAACAATCAGCTATAGCAATTATAAAAGAACAAGAAAGAATTAATCTTGAGTCTGTAGTTGTTAAATTAACTATGGTAGATAGAAGAGAAGCTAGTACAGCTACTGATGCTTATTTTAGTAATGGAGATGTTGCAATGAATATCCCACTTGATACATGGGTTGAAGTTCCTAGACTTATAGCTATGATAGCTGATGAAGCAAGAGCTATTACTCATATGGAAACAGACTCAGGTTCAGTACCTAAAGCTGTTAAAAAATACGTAATAGAATATAAGTAATTATATTGAATCCTCTTCGGAGGCTTCAAGTATAACTATTAATAAGGAAAATAAATGTGTGGTACTGATAAATTTATAATAAATCAAGCATTTGATAATGATTTTGTGTTAACTATTAAACAACAAGGTAGCACATTACCTATGGCACTAACAGCTAGTGATACATTTGATGCTAAATTATTTAAGTTAGATACAAACATAGAAGCGCCTATAGATATAGTAATAAGTAAAGGTGCTCCAGCTGATTATGGTACTGGTAAGATATATCTAACTATATCTAGTGAAGATGCTGCTACTCTTGCAGTAGATAGGGGTAGTAAGGCTGATAGATATTATCTATTACCTACATATAGATTGGTTATAGATAGTCATACGACTAATAATGGTAACTTTATTGCTAAAATAGATACAGTATATGTGGATAGATAATGATAGAATTACTAGAAACAGAAATAGAACCTTTAGAGATAGAGGTTAGTCCTGGTACTGTTGATGTTGAGGTATTAGATAGTAAAGATATTGATCTTTCTATAAGTAAGAGAGAATTTAATATTGTTGGTGATGGTGTTTATATATCAGCGAATAGTGGACATGCTCCTCAATGGTTAGCAGACACTATAGATTCATTGATGGATAATAAATTAAGACTTACTAAAGAAGATTTAGCTAATTTACGTGATTCTATTCTTAATAGTAATGCTGTGGTTACAAATCAATATAATGAAGTAATAAACGAACTAGCTACTTCTGAGATGAGTATGGTTTCTCATGTTGAAACTTTAAATGCTACTTTTGAAGATACTAGGGCTGATGTTGCTACTGTTAAATCAACGTATGCAACTAAAGATGAAGCTCAAGCAATGATTGTTGAAATCCTTCAAAGTAGTTTAGAT